AAAGGTAATTCCTGGACTGAGTTTCTAATATATAACCAAAACGCCTTGTAGCTTTTGTCAACTACTTCTATTGGTATATTAGTATCTTTTGATACTTTATTTATAATATCAGTGTAAGTCATTGTAAATTAAATGAAAGAAGTAATAGAAAGCTTTTAGCATCCTCTTTTACTCTTGGTATAAATTTAGGATTTATTTTTCCATTTTCTATCATTTTACTCTTTTTTAGTTTGGTCATTATAACTTGAAAGTGAGCTTGTGTAATACCACATTCTTCTCTAACTTTCTTTTTAGTCTCTTCATTCATTGTGTATTTATTAAGTACTTCTTGGTCTTTAATAACCTTGCTTAATTCATACCTTTGTTTTAAAAATGAAGCCATTACATCTGTTTCTCTTTCAGTCAATTTATGAAAAGGTTTAAGAAACTCTAACCAAAATTTAAAGAACTTACCTTCTGTAGAAGTAGGGATTGTAATAACATTGTCAATATTCCCCATTTTACATTGTTTTAATTAGAGTCCTCTGTTTCTTTATTATCAACTGTAAGAATGTCTTCAATTTCAGAAGCACATTTATCAGTAAAAGTAGAATTAAAAGAGTCTTTATATTCCAATACTTTAAATAACCAATTCAATCTGAACGAAGCATAATCTATACTTCTAAGTTTATTTTCAGCAGTAATAACTCTTTGCTGTAATTGTGCAGCTGTCCTATTTAATTCTTCATAAGATAGCTTTGATGGTTGTTTACTTGTCTCTTCCATTATTTAATTCTTTAGTTAGATAATCAAACCCATACCTATTTCTATATAGAGACCTCCACTTCTCTATATGTATTTTCTCAATATCTGTAGAACCACATTCATCACAGTAGTCAAGATTTAAACCTGCTGCCACTGTTTTTACTTTTAATGATAAGCAGCTCTTACAATAAAAAACTGGTTCATCATTATAGTTAGTGTCCATACATTATATTATTAATATTCCACTCTTCCATTGCCAATTATTTATATTTATTTCTTTAATTTTCCTCCTGCTGCCATTTTCATTGCATTAGCTCTTTTTTCAAGATTAGCTGCTTCAGTTTTAGCTTGTTTAATAGCTGCATTTCTTCTTTTACTATCTTGCATTATCTCTTGGTATCTAGCTAATGTTCTAGCATCATCTTCTATCTGCCATTGTTTTTCTGCACTTGATATTTTCTTTGCCATATCTATATTATTTATTAATGCCACAAAGGTAAATATAATTATTGATATTACCAAATAATTTTGAAATTATTTTTATTTTATTTTTCAAATTAATGAAAATATACTTATTTAGTATCTCAGTAGAGATAAATAAAAGTATTTAATTGTGCCTTCTGAGAGACTCGAACTCTCAATATCCTAAGATACCAGATCCTAAATCTAGCGTGTCTACCTATTTCCACCAAGAAGGCATAAACTATCTTAACTCCCCTATTAAGATAGTTGATCTATTAAAATTCATAGACCTGAATTACCACCATTTATATTATAATTTAAATATACTATCATGATAAGTGGGAATTATCCTAATTAATAGGATTCATTCCCGAAGAATAAAGGTAAGAAACATTAATACTCTCAACATACATTCTTACTAATTTCTTCACTAAATAACAAACTCTTTTCATAATAATATAATTTAAAAATGATACATTATAAAAAGTGCTGCCTTTGACCATCCTCGACAGCTAAGGTGAGTTATACAACACTCAAGTGGGCTAGACTTACATATTATATAAAGCCACTAAGTTATGTTGAGGCTTACACTAGTACTATCCTCTTTATTATGTGGACTTACCAAGAATTGAACTTAGAACTATAGACTGCAAAGCTATTGTTATAACCATTTAACTATAAGCCCAAACTCCTACATACATCTTCACAGATTGAGTAGGATAAATACATAAACAACAAACAAAAACAAAATCATCTCAGTACCTCCTCTAAGACTCGAACTTAGATGTATAGTTTAGAAGACTATTGTATTATCCCTTATACTAAGGAGGCTACTTATTTTAAATTTGCTGCAAAGATATAAAAAAATTTTGAATTGACCAAATTTTTATTAAATTATTTTCTATTTATACCTATTGAAGAACTCTACATTCATACCATTTAAATATCCTTCTCCACTATTTTCAAGGTACCTTCTAGTAGATTCATAATTCTTTTTAGTAAACTCTGAAGGTTCATACACCCATTTGCCGCTGCCAGCATAGTTCTCATGCCAATGACCCCCCGGAGTTTCAGGTGTGCTATATATTGATTCATCTGAGAAGGTAGGATGATTAGGTTTTTTAAACTTATCAGTAAAGTGTGCTTCAGTGTCCCCATTAAGCATGCTCCACGCATAGTCTGGATTATCATTGAAGAAGCCTTCATAGTCATAAGTAGGTTCCACTGCATTTATATCTTCTTCAATTCCAGGCCTCCATCTCTTTACATGTTCTAGCCAATCAAGGTATCCTCCTTCAGCATAAGTATTATATGCTTTCCTTATAGTACTGAGGTCTGTAATACCACTCTGAATTCCCATTTGTATGTATTTGGCTCTATCAGCCATTGATAGTTTATTCCACATAACTCTATAATTTAATTTGCAAAGATATATAAAATATTCAATACTACAAAATAATTTTTAAAAAATTAATTTTTTATTTTTTAATCGAAGATAATTTTATAAGAGAGAGATTTGTAGGAGTGTGAGACAATCAGCAACATCACCACCACCATACCTTGCAATTGGGTTTATACCCCCAGCTGCACAAAAGAAGAATGCTTTAATCTCAGCAAAACTTCTACCATACATTGCAAATATTAATTATAATAGCATATGAAAACAATCATTCTAAGCATCATCATTGCTTTCTTCTGTGTTGCAGCTAATGCAGAAGTTGTTCGTGAAGGAAATACCTTCAAGACTGAACAAACTAGTAAGTCTAATGACACTAAGACTAAGTACACCTGGCAAGATAAATCAGGTAAGAGCTATCCTATCTATGTATCTAAGAGAGGCGCTTGCTATGTCATCAGAGTATCAAAGAAGACCAACCAAGAGTACAAGTACTATTTACCTAAAGATGTACAAGCTACCATCAAGAAGGAGATGAACATCAAGTAACAACAGCATCTGGTAGCTCACAAAGCTATCAGATGTTTTATTATTTTAATCAAAACATCTCAACTCTTATTGTTTGCATTATTAATTTAAAGCTTGTGAGCTGCTCTTGTGTGGAACTCTCAAATAATTATGGCAGATTTTGCTGAAACTATTTATGTGAGCAGGGTTGACTCACATAAATATACCCTCTATTGGGAGGTTATAGATCTTGCAACAGATCTCCTTGTAGACAATAATTGGTATGGTTTCTCTAACCATGATGAACTGTGGGAGGCTATTGATGAGCAAGGCTTTGATCCAGAAGAGTTATTTGCTAAGCTGGATGCTAGTAACAATGGTGAAGCCAGTTTAACAGATGAGTTCTAATAATAAGAGTAGCAGCCCATTGTGGCTGTTGCTCTTTAATGGTTTAATCAAAACATTACTATAACCATACATTGATATGAAAAATAATATATTTTATTATGCACTTGTTGCGATAGTAGCATTTTGCATAGGCTTCTTGATGTGCCAAAACATCGACAATAATTACCAGCTTATTACTACTCAAGCTAAAGCTCTTGAGAAAGCTGAAGAAGTAATGGATCACAATAACCTTTGGGATATTGATGGTACTGATACTATGGACGAGTATTATGTACTGAAAGCTAAGGCTGACAGCCTGTTGTCTCAATGGTAATGAGGAGGAGCATTTGCTCCTTCTCTTTTTGTTTAATTTAAATCAATACATTATGCTGATTGAAAGATTTAAGGCTAGAATAGTAGAGTTATCTTCTACTAGAAAGCCTATTTACTCTTATTTATGGTCTCTGGAAAAAAGAGATGGAATGATTATTGATCAGGAGTATATCCCAAGATGTCCTTTTGATGAACTACTTAATGCTATGGACTCTTATGGCTTTAATTCTGATAGACTATCAAAGGAGCTATTAGCTAATGGTAAGTGTGAGTTCTCTTTTGAGACAGACAGAGAGATCAGAACTGAAGATTAATAATGCTATCAAAAGTGTAGTAGGTACAATGCCTACTATGCTTTTATAGTTTAATCAAAACAACACAACAATCATACATTGATAATAACAGTATTAACTTAAAATTTTATATTATGTTATTGAGAATTAATAATGATGGTGGTATTTATAATATCCACCATGTGGCTGGCTTTACAGTTAACCACTGCGAAGTAATGATTACTTTTAAGTGCAACCACAAGTATAGTAATATTAATGATATTATTGCTGACTTGCAAGCTGCTGGATTGCACATAGGTAATTATTACTTCAAGGGTGTTGAGGCTTTTGCATTTTATGTAGAAGATGGTAAGTATTACACATTGGATGACTATGATGAGAATGGTCAGACCTCAGTGTTGTGCATTATACCTCAAAACCTCAGAGGTACATTGCAGTTTACAGCTGCTGAAGACTAAATGTTATTGTGAGTACCCTTCGGGGTATTCACTTTAACATTTTAATCAAAACATTACAACAACCAAACATTGATGAAAGAAGTGAAGAATAGTAGCTTCAGCTAATTAACCTACAATTAATAATTAGCAATTTCATCTGCATCATGACTCTTGTAAAGAACAGAGTAACTATAAAGTCTTGTGAAACTAACCATTCTTCACAAGCATCTAAGGTATGTCTACAAGTAATTCTAATGTAGGTATTAAGGATTCATGGTCTCTTCAGACTTTCAGAGATAAGTTTGAAAAGATGAAGGTGACCAATGATATGGTCAACAAGGAGACTGGAGAAGTCTTCAAGGATTGTGCCTTCATTGATAGTGAAGGCAAAGTAACCCTTGTGGGCTTCTCAGCAGCCTTGGGAGAGTTGACACCTGCTCAGATTAAAGAGCAGAAAGACTCTTTGCAAGTAGTGCTGCTGGAGTCTGGCAACTATAAGCTCTGCAAGGTTGGGGCTGATAGTTGGGAGGATGTTGACATCTAACAGCAATAAAGTAATGCACAGTGGGTATATCCTGCTGTGCTTACTTTTTATCAGTTTAATCAATACAGCTAATTACTAAGCGTGCTATCTCAGTAGAGAAAATAAAGAGTGTAGATTCTGCATTTAAAAGTTAGAACTAGGCTTAAATCAAAAGTTAGATTTTAGTTAAGGTTAAAATTAGAAGTAGAACTGAAATAAAGCAGAACTAAATCTCTATTTATTTTTACCTTGAGAGGAGCGAAGCTCCGAACTAACTTACCTCTAATTTCTCTAATTTAGAAATTGTAAAGATTTTTTATTTCATACTAAATACACACTAAATACACATAAAACTACACCTAAACAAGTATTTAACAGTATGAAACATAAGTTTAGAAAGTTTTAGTTTTTGATTCCCTATTAATAATTATAAATATTATTATTTCTTCTTTTTATTATATATTATATATATTATATATTATGCACACAATTTTTTTTATTGATACTTTACGGAGGGTGTAAAACCTTATATAAATGCCTTCAACTTTTAATGTAAATTGGGAGTTTATACATAATAGAACTGATGATTTATATAGTATAGAATGAAGAAAATTATAGTTAATGATTGTTAATTGTAAAGATTTCTTAATCAGAACAACACTACTACCATACATTGAAGATGAAGAAAATTACTAGATTTTGGTATCTAAAATACCATTATTTAGTATCTAGTCTTTGGGTATTTTAGTATTTAGTTTAGGCTAGATTTTAAGGTTTAGAAGCTAGTATTTAGCTCCTAAATTAATCTAGAGAAGTCCTAATCAAAACAACACTACCCCCATATATTGATAGAAAATTAAAGCTTTTTGAAGGTTGGAGTCTTTAAAAAGTGTAGTATGTAGTGCTCCCTATTAAATGTGTTAGTTACACATTAGGACTGTTGAGATACAGTATAATATTATGGCAGAAGTTGGTATTCAGTCTAGTTGGTCTTTGCGTGATTTTCGTGATGCTTTTGGTAAAATGAAGCTCACTGGTACTCTCACTAACTCTAAGACTGGTGAAACCTTTCAGTCTTGTGCATTTGTAGATTCTGCTGGTGCAACTACTCTTGTTGGTTTTTCATCTAACCTCGGTGTTTTAACAGCATCAGAGATTAAATCACAAGTAGATGATTTACAGGTAGTTAAGCTAGAATCAGGAAACTACAAACTTTGCAAGAAAGGTAGTTCTTCTTGGGAGGATGTTGACTTTTAAAGTGTTGATTATCAAGGGGTTAGGGGGCTAAAATCCCCTCTCCCCTATTTTTTACACTTTTAAATTCCACTTTACAACACCCAGTATTTAGAAAATATAGCTATTTTTACTTTATATAACTTAAACACTTAAAGCTATGAATATATTAGTTTGGCATGATAAGCTGCAAAAATATAGTGTAAATCCTCTTAATTCTGCAAATGAACGTATAGTAAAAGAGGCTTTATCTACATTTTATTTGTATAAAAAACAATCCTTAAAAGTATTAAAGGATGCTTATGAATCTGGTAATCCTAATTACCTCGATGGATGTTGGGGTACCGCTGGTATTATTAATGAACATTTAATTAATGCTAGAGATATACTTGCTAAATATGGGCTTAACATAGCTATTGAACCATATATAATTTATTGTGATTAATAACAAATAAACTAACAATGAGACCAAGATTTAAAGTTAATAGACTTTGTAGTTCAGAGAACTATGAAGCTTCTAAGAGAGTTCATAAAAGAGATATTATTAAATCTCACAATGAAAATCAAGAGATTATTAATAATATTACATCGAGTATTAAGCAAGCTTATATCAGTGTATTTGGCAAATTAATGCCTATAACTGAAGAAGAAGTTATCAAAATACAAAATTCATATACAATAATATACAAGTAATCATGAAGAAATTTACAATACATCCAACTCACAAAGTTGAAGCAATATTTCAGGTTGATATTACTCCTGAATCATTCAGAATTATTAGAGATTCTCAAAATTCTGCTATCTTTAAACAGATAGAAGCAATGGCTAGAGATTTTGGTTTTAAAAAGCTTACTGCACATAATATAGAAAATCTCTTTTATAAATCTTTTAAGGGATTTAAAAACACTGTAGATGGTGATGAGCAATTAAATATCACTATTACTGCTAAAGAAGGAGATAAAACTGTAGGTATGAGACTAACTTTCCTTAAAAGAGTGGAAGATGTATTTATAGATGAGGAGGAAAATTAAATGGGATACATAGTTATATATAATCTGGCAGTGGATAAAAACATTGCTAGATTTTCTTTTAGAAGAACTGCTGAACAGTTTGCTGAATCACTTAGAAAAACATTTGGTTCAGCTTTAGTATTTTGTGAAGTTTGTGAAATTAAACTCTGAATAATGATAATTGGTTATATTTTAGAAGCATTAGTTCCAATACTAATAGTCATCTATGTTTGGAGATATAGACATTCTTTGAGTGATGATGTTATATGGGATTTTACTATTATCATATCATTTCTAATTACAATATTAACAATTCTTTTCCTAACTGATAAATAAAATTATGAACGAAAGACAACTTGATGCTATAAATGAGATAATAGATTTCTTACTCTCAAAGGAGTTTCAAAATCCTCGTAATGTAGATTGGCTAGTAAACGACTGTAATAATAAAATTAGAATGCTTGAATATCGTAGAGTTGATGATAAAATAATAAATCACTTTACAGAAATATGTGAGCAAGAGTGTAATAAATATATTTAATAACTAATAGGTGAAATGATGGAATTGGTAGACATGCAAGACTTAAAATCTTGTGGTCAGTAATGACCGTGTGGGTTCAAATCCCACTTTCACTACAATAAAATTATAATACTATGCTTTTTTATGAAGAATGGTTATGTGGTATGGAAGATTTAGTACTACCACATAGAGATAGAGAAATAGAATTATTAGAAAATAATCTTTGGGAAACTAGAGATGGTTCTATAATATCTATTACTAATATGACTACTAATCATATTAAAAATTGCATTAGAATGATATATAAAGCTAATGGTAATTGGAGACATGACTATCTTAGACTCTTTGAGATAGAGTTGAGGAGAAGAAAATGTGAATAGATTAAGGGTTAAGTTATATTTTTAGATTTATTTGTTTTAGCAAAGGAGTTAATTGTGAAATTAGCTCCTTTTTAATATTAGATTATGAGAAAAAATTATAAAGTTTTAGACTCTGAGGGTAACATCCTTAGAGTCTTTACTACTTATGAACAAGCTATGACATATAAAATAGCTATGAGCAGATTTGATTGGTTAATTAAATAATTATAATTATGAAAATTAAAAACAAAGCAAGAATTATATTAAAAGCTATATTATTTTATACTACAATTATTCTCTTAACTATGTATATTAGTTGCATTGATAGTTTGTTTGATAAAAGTTTTATTTTAGAACCAACTATCACTGTAGCAGGATTAATAAGCTTGTGTTATTTAAATATCAATAAAAAAGAATTAGATATAATATTATTCACTAAATATATATTTAAATACTTAGATGAAAATAATGTTAGTAAATTAGATTGATGATTGGTTTATGAGTTAATTAGACGATTTTTTGTTGAAATTATAAGAGTTATGGTCTGTGAAGATAATAACTCTTTTTATTTTTGAATTATTATTAATTTAAAATATAATTACACACAATGAGTACTAAACAAAGATGGACTAAACAAGAGGATAAAATATTAGTCCAAGCTATAAAAGCTAATCCTCAAAATAAAGCTAAAGCATTTAGAATTGCTTCAAGTAAAGTAAATAGAAGTGTAAGTGCTTGTACTTTTAGATGGTATTATTTTTTAAGTAATCCTGAAAGTAAGTATTATGTTGGATGTATGTTTACACTTTTAGGACATACTTCTAAATTAGAGAACAGGGTCGTTAATAAAGTAAATAGCAAAATAACACCAGAACCAATTAAAAAAAGTATTTGGACTAAAATTAAAAACATTCTTAATATAAAATAGAAGTGAATGCCATTTTAGTATAAGTTGTTTTATTTATTTCCTACTGAGTGTAAATGCTCAGTAGGAATTTTATTAAATTATTTAATTTTATTATTATGGATAGAAGTACAATAATATTAATAGGAATAGTCATAATTCTTATATTATATGTTACACATTTAGAAAATAATATAAATAAATTTGAACAGTATTATTATAAAACAGAAGCTGTTTTAGATAGTGTTAATAATGTATGTGAAGATTTTGCTGATAATGTTTTAGAAGAAGATTATTATTGGGACTATGAAAAAGCAAGAGAAGAGGTTCAGAGAGCCGATAATTTAAATAAATAATATTATGGATAATAAGGTAAAAAGATATATTATAGTAGCTTCATGTACATTTAGAGATAATAAAGTAACATTAAAAATATATTAAATTTATGGACAATCAAGTAATTCAAAAAATAACAGCTCCTGATGGATTTGTTGTAGATAGAGAAAAAACTACCAGTACTGAAATTTATTTTAAAAAAGCAGATAAATTTGATGCTTTAAGTACTGTAGAAGATTGTAAAGCTTACTACTCAGATAAAGTTAAAAAGCATAATTTAGATATGCTGGTAGAAGCAGTTCCTAATGATTATAGTGAAAACTTAATATCTTTAATATCTTTGTTATATTGCAGAGATGCTTGGTGGAAAGCAGATAATTATAAACCTGATTTTTGTGTAATGGCAGATAGATATGCTATTACTTCATCTACAGGTAAATCTATATTTACTATGGATGCTGTTGCAGGATACTATCTACTTACTTTTAGAACAAAAGAAATTAGAGATAGATTCTTAGAAACCTATGAAACATTGATTAAAGAAGCATTAATATTTATTTAATATGGTAGAGCCAAAAATAAGTCTTAATTTACTTGTACCAGGTACAAAGATTTTAAGCTCACAGGAGTGTGAAGAAAACCCAAAAAATAGTTATGATGAGCATAAAGTATCAATTTACTTTACTGTAGGAAAAGGTAAAAATCAAAGAGAAAAGCATGAATTTATATCTATTAAAACTAAAAGAACAAAGTTAGTTCATCAAAATATTAATATTTGTTATGAGGCTTATAGATACATGCTTTCCACACCTACTACTCCTAAATTAGCTAAGATTTGGAATAGTCTTTCTATAGATGAGAAATTGAGAAAACATTTTAATCTTATAGCAAATGACTTAAAAGCAGTGTCATATAGCTATAAAGTATTTAATGATTAACTTTAAGAAGTCAAGTAGGGAAATCCTGCTTGGCTTTTTAATTTTTATAATATTTAGTTTATAGTAGACAATGAAAATAGCAACACATAACTCAGGCACAGGGTATCCTGCATTTAAATGGTACCATAAATTATTAATTCCATTTTCTAAAACTCAGTCTAAAAATATTAGTAGTCAATTAAGAAATAAATGTACTTATTTTGATATTAGAATAAAAGAACAGCATAAAAAAGATTCTGTTGTATTTTGGAATATTTGTCATGGTCTATGGAGATCTAAAACTACTTTAAGTGGGGTTTTAAGTGATATATCAATATATCTAAGTCTTAATTTAAAAAATGTAAAGCATGAAGATATATACATTATGATTACTTATGAAGGAAAATCTTTACCAATAGAGGAAGAGGATTTTATAAATCAAATAAAAAAACAAATTGATACGATAAATAGTTTTTATCCTTCAACTATCTATGCAAAAATAATTCTTACAGAGATTAATATCAAGAAGCCAAAATGGAGAAATATATACAGAAATCCTGATGCTCCTTCATATATTCAAGGATATAAGAATTTAGATGGCTCAAGTTGGCATACTTATTTACCTATTCCTTGGCTTTGGAATAAAATTTATGGTGATCATAATTTTAATGACGATGTATATAAGTTTGTAGATTTTTTATGAAAACACTGATTAAATATATAGGCATAACTGCTTTGTTAATTATTGCTTGGTTATTTATAGCAATTATAATGGCAGTAATTATAAAAAACTTTGGAGTGTTTACATGCTTTATTGCTATTATAGTAACAGGATTAGTTATTTGCATTTATGAATTATTAAAATAGAAATGCTATGCTCACTAAAAGAATAATTACATTTATATCAACTAGAGATCAACGTGCTTCTCAACTTATTTATGATGAAGATAGTGATAAAGTATTGTTTTCAGTAAGAGATTTAGCAGAAACTCCTGAAGATGCTTATATTGATAGATCTATTCCTAGTGCTTGTGAAGTTATTGATGATGTTGTAAAACCTATATTATTTACATCTAAAGTTTTTAATATAGAATTTATAGATATAAGTGCTTACTGGTTTATTAATAAATTTGAAGAAGACAATCAAGAAGTTTGTCCTGAAGAACTTAAAAAAGACTATCTTGATATGGATGCTTATGAATTATTAACTGAATATAGAAAACATTATAAAAAACAATAATAATGAATCTGTGGATTGCAAGAGATAAAAAAGGAAGATTATATATATCTTCTCAAGTTCCTATAAAAGAAGAATCATCAGGAAAACTTATATATTTTCCTGATACCGAATTATATACATTAGTACAATATTTTCTTGTAAATAAAGAAATTACTGGCAGAACTCCTCCATCTTATTATATAAGAGTAGAAGATTCTTTATATCCTGAAATTACTTGGGAAAATTCACCTAAACGATTAATAACAGAAAATTAATAATCATGGATAAAAATGATTTAGCTATAGCACTTATAATAGGTATTATATACTTAATAATAATTATGGGAATTATAAAATTACGGGAAGTTTTAACTAAAAGATATGGCAAAAAAGATGTAGTACAGAAAGAACAAAACTTTGAATTTCTATATATATTGGACTATAGTATTCCTGCTATATATGAAATAGAATTAAATACTGATAGAGTTGAAACTATTGATGATATTCTTAAAAGATACAATCTTAAAGAATCAGAATGTAGTTATATGTACTCTTCAGAAAAATTAAGTTTACATTATATTAATGACAAAGTAAATGAAGTGGATAAAGAACCCTAAGTTTGATATATTTTGGCTGGTATTGTTTTTAATACCAATATGTTTAATGATTGTTCAATGTAATTTAGATAAAAAGATTGCTACTAAATTAATAGAACAAGAATGTCCTGTAGATTCTGTAGAAGTTAGACCATATTTCTTTGTGGCTTCACCTAAAGAAAGTCTTAAAGACGCTTTAGACTATTATGAACTAAGTAATGTTGATATTGTTTATGCTCAAGCAGTTCTTGAAACTGATAATTTCAATTCTAGAATCTGCAAAGAATATAATAATCTATTTGGTTTATATGATAGTAAGCATAAACAATTCTATAGGTTTGACCATTGGACTGAAAGTGTAGTTGCTTATAAAAACTTTATTCAAATAAAGAAAGACAGTACTGAGGATTATTATAGTTTCCTTTCAAGAATAGGGTATGCAGAAGATCCTAAGTATATACAAAAATTAAAAAGAATAGTAACATTTAATAAATAATAATTATGAAAACTTATATTAAAATTTCAAACGAAAAGTTTACTAGAACAAATAATATCACAGTATGTATAATAACAGTAAAACTGGAAGAAATACTTTGGAAAATGCTGGGGCATGATGCTTATAATAAAGTAGAAAAAAAGTATTTTGGTGCTTTACATAGAAACCCTATAATATTTGTAGGAAAAGCTAAAAGAGCAGAAGGAGATAAAGATAATGAAGTAATTGCTAGAAGAGTAGCACAATCAAGATGTAAGGCTAAAATCTACAAATACTTTAAAAATCTTTATACTTATGCTATTAATGCTCAAAATGAGCAAAATAAAAGATTAAATAATTTACAGCTAGCTTGTAGTTATGCTCAAGAAAATGAAGAAAATAGAATAGTATATAATTTAAAGCAATTTTAAATTATACTTTTAATAATAACTATATTTAAACTATGACAAGAGAAGATATTTTACAAGAAGTATTAGAATTAAAAGGAAATAATTATTTATTAGAATTAGCAACAGGAGTAGGTAAATCAAGATTAGCTATTGAATTAATAAAGAAATTATCAGATAATAAAGGTAATCTATTAATAGTAGTACCAAGAAATGTGCATAAAACTAATTGGCAGGAAGAAATTATTAAATGGTGGTCAGATTGTCAATTAAAGCTATCTTATACTACTTATGTATCATTACCTAAATATGCAGGAAATTGGGATTATGTTATATTTGATGAGTGTCATCATTTATCAGATAGATGTAGAGAAGCTATAGACAGTTTTAATATTACACATAGTGTATTATGTTCTGCCACTGTTAATTATAATTTGAAAAACACTTTTGAACTTATATTTAAAGATTTAGTTATCTACAAAAAAGATCTTAGAGATGTAATAGAAGATAACATTCTTCCCGACCCAAAAGTATATTTATGTCCTATTAAATTGAATAATACTATTATATCAGAATCTATATGGAAAAACACTAAAGCTAAAGGAAAATTAATCAATTGCAGTTTTGCAGAAAGATTTCAGTTTATTAGACAAAGAACTAATCCTGTTAGAATAATGTGTACTGAGAAACAATATTATATTGATTTATGTAATCAAATAGAATATTGGAAGAAGAGGCATCTAAGGAGTAAAAGTCCTGTTTCTAAAAATAAATGGCTAAAATTATGTGGTGATAGACTTAAATGGCTTAGTGATAAAAAAGTTATATATACACAGCAATTATTAAAGAAACTTGACGATTATAGAACTCTTACATTCTGTAATAATATAGAACAAACTGAGCTATTAGGTAAATACTGTATTAATAGTAAAAATAAAGATGCAGTAAAATATCTAGAAAAGTTTAATAAGGGAGAAATTAATCATATTACAGCTTGCAACATGTTAAATGAATCTATGAATTTAAGTAATTGTCGAATAGGTATTTATAATAATTTAAATAGCTCAGAAACAATTATTAAACAAAGAACTGGTAGATTACTTAGGCATAAAAATCCTGTAATTATAATTCCTTACTTTATAGATACTAGAGAAGAAGAGTTAGTAAAAACTATGCTTGAAGATTATAATCCTAAGTTAGTTACTACTATTAAACATTTATATGAAATTAAATTATGAAAATTACAATAGATGAAGTAATACTAGATAAGCATGATCTTTCAGTAGAAGAATTTATGGTATTATATCTTGCAGCTAAAGGAGTAAATTTTAAAATCTGTATGGAAAATCTTATAGCAAAAGGCTTAGCAGATAAGAATTTATTTGAAGAAAATAAAATAGTGTTGAGTGACCAAGTTAAAGACTTGGTCTCCACTATTGTTATAGACTCAGATAAAAATGTTATAGATAAAGATGAAGAATTTACAGAATTAGCTGAAGAATTAAGAAAGCTATATCCATCAGGAAAGAAAGCAGGTACTTCTTATATGTGGAGAGGAACTACTATTGAAATAGCTAGAAAACTTAAAACATTAGTTGTAAAATACGGATTTTCTTTTACTAAAGAACAAGTAATAAAAGCTACTAAAGAGTATATTAATTCTTTTCATGGTAATTATACGAGAATGAGACTTTTAAAATATTTTATTTTAAAATCTGAAAGAGATGCTGATGATAATATAAATGTCATTTCAGAGTTAATGTCTTTAATTGAAAATGAGGGGCAATTAGATACTCAAAAAGATGATTGGATGTCTACAATGATATGAGTTATTTTAATGAAGTATTAGCCTATCTCAGAGATAAAAGAGAAAGGGCTATCAATGGTTTATATAATTGCATACCCTTTCCTTTTCCCAGATTTAGAATGTTGTTTCCAGGAACTCAAATGGGAAGATATATTATAGTCACTGCGAATCAAAAGGTAAAAGAAAAATAATTTTCACTGCCGTGTAACTAAGTAATTAGTTATATTATAACACCTGAATATCCTCGAAAGCTAAGTCAAGAAATTGATAAGCCAACTTGAGGAGGCATAGGCTATACTATAAGTATAGATTCAGCCCCAGAGACTAGATGCAGGTGCATCCTATTTGTCATAGGATGAAGACATAGTCCAGACTACAAACATTTATTTATTAAATGGTTGGGAAACCAGTAGTAGTATGAGGTAAAACAAAGTTTTGTGACTTTATTTATGTTTATGAAGCTATTGATTTTATAATACATCATCCTGAGGTCAGACTAAAAATATTATATTTTTGTCTTGAAGAAAGTCCTAGAAAAAAATATATAGAGTTTCTATGTCATTTATTATATAGACTGGATAAAATTAGAGTTACTAATGCTGATATTGAAAGTACTGATAAAGATTTTCCTATATCTGAAGATATACTAAATTTATTAGAAACAGATAAATATCAAGTATATATTAATAAATTTAATGAAATAGTAACTTACATTGATGATACTAGAAATCCTACTGGAATTAATAAAAAATGTAGAGAATATGCTTTAGAAAATGGGCATCTTAATTTTAAAACAATTAAAGTCCCCAACTCCGTTACAGGCAAACTGGAGGATAGAAAAATAGTAGATACAGTTAATCCTTATACACCAAATGACTCTGAAGAATATAGAATAGTTATAGTAGACAATGCTTCTAATTTAACACAAGAAACAGGTTTAAATAAAAGAGAAACTATAGAAAAAATGTCTAAATATTTTATAGCTCTTAGAGATCAATTTAAATATACTATAGTGTTGATCCAACATCAATCGCAAGACAAAGAAGGTAATGAGTCTTATAAATTAAATAGAATTAAACCTACTTCTGATGGTCTTGCAGATTGTAAAACTACAACTAGAGATAGTAATATGGTAATAGGATTGTATAGCCCTTTTAAATATGGATTAACTGAATATGAAGGCTATGATATTACTAAATTTAAAAATAACATTAGATTTATGGAAATTCTAGAAGATAGAGACTATGGAGCTAATGGTAATATATGCCCTTTATATTTTGATGGCGCAGTTTCCTCTTTCTCAGAATTACCTAGAATAGATGATAAAAATGGTATGTATAGAGTTTATAAATTTTTAGAAGAGAACAAAGATAAAAAGAACTCATGGATTTCATTATTATCATTCAGTAATATAATAAATAAATTTAAATTTTAAACAATGATTGAATTACCAACAGAAAGAAGTGTAGTAGATAACTACAATCCAAAGCTATTGGTTGTATTTGGTAAAATGGTTTGCCGTTCATAGTAGTAATATTATGAATTATTATCGGGTAAAAACGGTGAATCCTAAAAACTAAGTTCAAGGAAATACCGTGCTAATTTATTTAATAATATAAATAAACAGTGTAACGCATAGTAGTTGAAACTTAATATTAAGAATATAATACTACCACGAGTGCCCGACATCCTTTAAGGATGAAAATATATGCTGAACTTATAAGAAATTATAAGAACTATAGGATAAAAAGCCTATAGGATAACAAAATTGAAACCAAAAGCAGGGAAGAGTTCTTTTGTAGCAGCTATTGATGACAATCTTATTATAGATTTGGAAGATGGTTATAGAGCATTATCTGTAATGAAAGTACAAGCTAGAACTGCAAAAGACTTACAAGAAATTAGAAGTGCTATTATAGCTAAAGGAACTGAATTACATAAAGCTCCTTATAGATTTATTACTATAGATAATGCTACAAGACTTGAAGAAATATCTTTATCAGTAGCAGCTGAGCTTTATAGAAACACACCTATGGGATCTAGTTGGGGAATGCTTACTGATGCTAAAGGAATGCCTGTAAAAGATCCTAAAACAGGTAAATTTATGGTAGACCCTAAAGCCGATGTTAGATTATTACCTAATGGCTCAGGTTATTTATACACGAGAAAAGCATTAAAGCAATTAATTGATATGTTTAAACCTCTTTGTGAGACTTTAATTCTTGTAACTCATGTTAAAGAGAAGCAAATTAAAAAGAACTCTGAGGAAATGTCTGAAATGGCAGTAGACTTAGCAGGTAAAACAGGTGATATTATTTGTGGAGAAGCTGATGCAGTGGGTTATCTTTATAGAGATGGTAATAAAACTTTTCTTTCATTTGAAGGAGGAGATAATACTATTAGAGAAGCTAGACCTCTCCATCTTAGAGGAAAAAAGATATTAGTAGCAGAATCTAATGAAAATAATGAAGTAAAATTTGATACCTCAAAGGTATTTATCTAATAATTATAAACAATAAATAAAAACTAAATTATGAAAGAATTTTCAAAGTTCGAGCTGGCAAGATTGAAGAGAACAGCTCAAAATGTACAGATGTATTTAACTCAAAAGGCTAAACTTGAGGCTCAAAAAGCAAGTATTGATGTTAAATTGGAAGAAGTAAATAAACTTATTGAAATTACTGATGCCCCAACCAGAATGATGACAGGAGGCTATGGAACTGCTGATATTATTAAGAAGGTAGTTACTCCTACTGATGGTGTAAATAAGAATGGCACTGTAATTAAACAAACTTCTTATGAATTTATTTATCCTGATACTATAATTCCACCAACAAAAAATACTGAAGAAAATTTGGAGGATTCAGAAGAAAATACTAACTTTGCACCCACTGATGAAGAAACAGTAGATGTAGACACTATTGAAGATGTTCTTAGAGGAGGTCTTAATGGTGCAGATAATGATATTGATAATAACTAATTAACTAATTAAATAAATAGATATAAATTATGGCAATTGCTAGAGGAACAGAATCAAAGGAAGCACAGGGATTTAAGAGATATATTGGTGTGGCTCCTGTATTTATTAAAGCTATTAATCCTACTAAAAAGGAGCATGAAGAGTTGTTTAATACTACTTTGGAAGAAGATCCAAGTTATGTAGGAACAGTAACAGACAGTGATGGTAATGAGTGTGCTAATGCAAGAATTCAAATAGTATTTCAGCCAGATAATGAGAAGCTTGGTTTTGAGATGCCTCTTGTAACTATGGCTCTTTTTATTCAAAATAAAGCTAGAGTAGGAGGTAACTCAGGTAAAACTCAAGTTGTTGATAAATATGGAAGATTTGCATGGGCAACACCTGAAGAATTAGCATCTAAATCTATTCCAACTTATGCTAATGGTGCAGCAGATATTGATAAAGATTATCGTCCAGCTTATGTAGGGGAAGAAGATCTTATAGAGTTTGTAAGAGCTTATCTTTGTATTCCAAGTGTCACTGTTTGGGATAAAGATACTAGAACTATGGTTCCTAATCCTAGAGTAAAAAGTATTACAGAATGTGAATGTAGATTTGATAATCTTGATAAAATATTTAAAGGAGATTTCTCAGAAATTAAAGATGCTTTGGGTTATCAGCCTACTAATAAAGTAAAGATAATGCTTGGTGTTAGAACAGATGTAGAATCTGGCAGACTTTATCAATCAGTATATACTAAGAAGTTCTTAAAGAATTCTTCAAATAGTTATGCTACTCTTGATAAAGAGTTACAAGATATGGTAAAGAATGCTGCTACTAATGGTAGAACTCTTAATGTAGAGTATGCTGCTGTTCCAGCACATGAATATTCTGTAGAAGCTACTACATTTACTCCTACTACTGTGGAAGCTCCTTCAACTGTGGATGATCTCCCTTTTGATACAAATGATTCCCAAACTCCTTGGTAAATTATGATTAGTAAGGGCAATAAATCAGAGGAATTTATAGATATTTCTAATATAAGACAAGCTGATATAGCTGCTTATTATTTAGGAATATCTACTATTCCTTGTTTGATTAATAGCCCACTAAGAAAAGATAATAGACCATCATTTAGCTTATTCTCTAATGATGGAGAAGAAATAGGTTTCATAGATTATAGTACTAGAGAACATGGAAGTATTTATAATTTATTAATGTTACTATGGAACTGTAATTTCTTTGAAGTCAAAAAGAGAATAGCTAATGATTTAGGAAGTTATAAATCAAATGTCTCTATTGGTGAATGTAGTTATATTAATAGAGTATCAATAAGAAAACACTCTAATATTGATATACAATGTAGGGTTAGAGAATGGAGAGACTATGATATAAAATATTGGGAATCTTATGGTATAACTATTAAATGGCTGAAATATGCAGATGTTTATCCTATATCACATAAGATAGTAATTAAAGATAATATTAGTTATGCTTATGGTGCTGATAAATATGCTTATGCTTATGTAGAATTTAAAGATGGAAGAACTACTTTAAAAATATATCAACCATTCAATACGAGAGGATATAAGTGGGCAAACAGACATGATAAATCTGTAATAAGTCTATGGACTAAAATACCAAAAGAAGGAAATATAGTATGTATATGTTCATCTTTGAAAGACGCGCTCTGCTTGTGGGCTAATACAGGTATTCCTGCAATAGCTATTCAAGGAGAAGGATATGGTATGAGCAATACTGCTATTAATGAACTTAAAAGAAGATTTAAAAGAGTTTATATATTATTAGATAATGATAAACCAGGCTTATTAGACGGAGTGCAGTTAGCTAAAAGTACTGGATTTATCAATATTATTCTACCTCAGTTTGAAGGGGCAAAAGATGTGTCTGATATGTATAAAGCTTTAAATAATAAAGAATTATTCAAACAAACTATTTTAAAATTATTCAAATGAATAGAAATCAAATTTATAATGACATTGCTTCTCTTAATTTGAAAGAGGAAGTAAAAGCTACTTATGGTAAGAATTATACTAATTGTAGTAGTGAACAATTAATGGCTGTTATAAATAAAGCTATTAAAGTAAAAAATACAACTAAAATACAAACTACTTCACCTATAAACAAATTAATTGATGTTCTTTATAAGAAGAAAATTCTTCTTAAATCTGAGGTAGATAGTATTTTAAGTAAGTAATTATTTATGGTAGGCAGGTTAAATCCTGTCTACCTTTTTATTTCTATGTAATATGATAGTAAATAGTGTACAAGGAGATGTTGAAGTATTAGGAAATGTAAAAGAATTTAAAACTTCAATAGATCCAAAAAACTTAGAGTATATAACTACTCTTCTCTCTTCCAATCTTTATTCTGACCCTGAACAATCTTTTATTAGAGAAATAGTTAGTAATGCTTGGGATTCTCATGTAGAAGCAGGTAATACTAATGTACCAGTAATTATCAAATTTAACACAGAAAATAAAAGTATCACTATTAGAGATTATGGTGTAGGATTATCTCCTGAAAGATTTAAAGATATATTTTGTAACATAGGTAGTAGTACTAAAAGAGAAAGTAATGATTATATAGGGGGCTTCGGGATAGGCAGGTTTGCCAGCTTAGCTTGCAGCAATACAGTATATATTACTTCATATTATAATGGTACAGCTTATTATTATGTAATGTGTAAGAGTGGTAATAGCATTACTACTAATCTTTTAATGGAGAAGCTTACTGATGAAAAGAATGGAGTAGAAATTTCTATTAAAAATATTTATGATTTTCATCCTTATATTGAAGCTTTATCTTATATAGTATTTTTTCCTAATGTTTATATTCAAGGATGTTATAACGCTGATGAAATAAATAATTCCAAAATTAAGGTTTTTAATAATTTTGCAGCATCATCATTAAGAGTTAGAAATAAAATATTATTAGGAAATGTTCTGTATCCTTGTAACTACTATAATCTTACAGATGACTCTCGTAACTTCTTAAATAGAATTGAAAATACTGGTATTGTAATTAAGTTTAATATAGGAGAATTAAATATTACTCCCAATAGAGAAAGTATTATATATACTCCTGAAACAAAAGACATTATTAATACAAGAATTAAAGAAGCAGAAGAAGAAATAAATTCTTATATAATACAAAAGTTTAATAAAGATTTTGATGATATACTAGAGTATTATAGATGTATTTCAGAAAGTGCTCAATATGATCCTATTACCGATAGTATAGTAGATTGTGATGGGTATAAAATACAATTATGCACAATTCCTAATATAAATATTACTTATAAAGGAAAAGACTATAGTGAGTATATACAATTTTTAGCAGCAATATTTAGAAGAGATATACCTAATTATAAAGGACTGTTATATAGAAGTAATTTTTATCTTAAAAGAAGGCCTTGGGATGCTAGTAAATATGAACGTCTTGATTCTCCTAGGTTTCTTATATTAAATGAAGGAGCTAAATTTACTGAAACTGTTAAATCCTTTGTAAAAGAAAACTATATTAGTTGTAGCATAATGAGTGGTATAAGCTTAAAGAATTTTCTATTAGCAATGAAATCCTCTTATTCATGTTTTATTTCTTTAAATAAACAAGTTGCAGAAGAAATATCTATAGCTATCTATGAGTCTATTAATAAAAGAGCTGATTATTTAGATTTAACTACTGATAAAGATTTTATAGAATTTAAAAAAAGATTAAAATCTGATAATAAGGTATCTCCTTTAAAAGAAACCATCCTTTATAATTGTAGTTATAATTATAGAGAAAGAAGATATTATAAAACTTTTTTAGAGGCTTTAAATTATTTACAATCTTTACATAAGGGAATAATACTAACAGAAATTGGAGATAGACAATCATTTTTTTATACAATAGCTAAATTTAAAGGATACATATATATTCAAGCTAAAAAAGAAGTAGTAGCCCGTATAAGGAAGCTTAATCCTACATATTTAGTAGATACAGACTGGCTATTATATAAAGACCCTACATTATCTTTAGCTAAAACTGTATATAACACCATAGTATTAAATGATAGTGAAGGGTTTTTTCGTAATCTTTTAAACATTATTCCAAAAAACTTATCCAAAGAATTTCTTAAAATAAGAACTATTTATTCTACATATTGTCAGGTAGATGACTATGTTAAAGTTGCTTGTAGTGATAATATACCTATAGATAGTTATACTGAAGAGATGTGTACTAAATTTAAAGAATATTTAAGTATTTATAGAAGAGCTTACACATTAGTAAAAGAAGAATGCCGTTTTTCTGGCGATCTTCTTATAGCAGCAGTTATAATGAAACAAAAGACTTTTAGAATAAATTATACTACTTATAAAGATATTAAAAATAATAAATTATTATCTATATTATGCACAAAATAATTAGAATAGAAGATAAAGTTATTGCTCTATTTGAAGATGGAACATATTGTGAAAATAATAATGTTTCAAAAGAGCTTTATACTAAAATTATTAATGCAGAAACCGAGGAAGAGGTTTATTCTTTAATATGCCCTGAATATTCTGCAAAGCAGCAACAGTATAAAGAAGCTGTTAATTTCATTAATGAAGTTGAGGAATCTAATATATTAAATAAATATGGAGAAGCGGTATATTGGGATGAAGTATCTCAGTTATCAATGCCTACAGAATTAATTAAAGCTGTTTTAAAAGCAGAAAAAAATAATGATGAAGTATTATTAGATACTTATAAAAACTTTTGGACTTTAATGTCATTAAATCCTAGTGAAGAGTGTAGAAAGAATCTATATTGGTTTCTTAATAAATGGGGTCTTAAAATATCAAGATGTGGGTTCTTTGTAGCTTATAGAAATGCAGATTTACTTAAAGTAGAAAATGGAGAACAAATTTATACTGATAGACACAGTCACTCTACTAGAATTAAAATAGGTGAAGTAGTTACTATGCCAAGAGAAAACTGTGACCCTGATTCTTCTAACTCGTGCAGTACTGGATTGCACTGTGGAGGAGCAGGATGGTTAGAAAAGAATTATTATGGTACACAAGGATTAGTAGTTTTAGTTAATCCTGCTGACGTGACTGCCGTGCCTTAATATATAGGGCTTTTATACAGAAATGTATATTAAACTGGGCAAAAACGGTAAATTCTAAGTTAAAAATTTGGGTATATAAAATAATTTTACTATATTTGTCGAAAATTTTAGATAGATATGGTAAAAGATTTTACAAATGAGGTTAATCTCAAAGATAAAGGTGTTTATATTATAACACATAAAGACACTGATATTAAATATGTTGGTTCCACAACTACTAATTTTCAAGAAAGATGGAGAGCACATTTAGGTGGTTTCAAAAGAGGTATAGGAAATAGGGTTCTTTTAAACATATATAATAAATATGGTATAGAAGGATTTAGATTTTCTATATTAGAACACATGAATGACTCCTCTATTTCTGAAATAAGAGAAAGAGAAAGGTATTGGATAGAATATTATGATACCTATAAGAATGGTGCTAATTGCACAATAGATACTGAAAGTTCTTTTAGAGGGCACAAAGGAAGGGTTTATACAGAAGAAGATAAATTAAAATATATGCTAACTTCTCCTACAAAGAAAAAAGTTTATTTGTATGATATAAATGGCGTATTGTTATATGTATTTCCTTCTTCAGTAGCTTGTGATAGATTTTTAGGACTTTCTAAAAGAAGGACTAATTGGGCTATAAATCATCCAATTAAGTCTTTAAATAAGAAGTACTATCCTTCTTATGAAGAGAAAGTGTGGAATCCAGCAGAAGAGATTTATAAAAGAAAGTGCGAAGCTATGGCTAAAGTAGCCAAAGCTCGCAAAGAAAATAATACCAATATAATAAGTGAAAGTCAAAAAGTTAAAATAAGACTTAGTAATCCTAATAGAAAAAGGGTAGCTCTTTATGATTTAAATGATAACTTTGTAAAAGAGTTTAATTCTATGGATGAGTGTGATGACTGGCTTAACTTATATAGAGGTACTACTTCAAAAGTATTTAGAGGACTTACAAAAGTTCTAAGAAAGAAATATATTCCAAAATTAATATGAAAATACCGTGCTAACTTACTAAATTGCGAAAGGTTAGTAAGTAGTGTAGAGCATAGCAGTTGAATAAATATAATACTGCCAAGAGTGTCCACTCCTGACCATTAAGTTGAAGGAGAAGATATATGCCGAACTTATAGGAAACTATAAGAATTAGAGGATAAAAAGCCTCTAAGGTAACAAATTGTATGTCGAAAATTACGGCAAGCTTAGATCTTGTGCTTATCTTCCTATAGATAAAGCTGAGTTTAATGAAGATGGACATATTATCCCTTTTAAAGCTGATGATGGTTTTGATTGTGGGTATGTAACTAAAGTTATCTATGAGGGATTAATGGGAACTGAGGAAGACTCTGCTTATAAAATTAAAATTCCAGAAATTCCAGGAATTAATAAAGATACTATTTCAGATAAACTTCTTGAGATAGCTATGAAATGTATTACTGATAGACAAGTTTAATATTTAATTATAATTAATATGAAGAATGATTCTAAAAAAGTGATTATTATTAAAGGAAAAGGAAGTATAGGAGATTTGCTTACTCAAATATTTGATGCTATAAATGACAATCATCCTAATACTACCTCAGTAGATGAAATAAACAGTCTTACTAGATTTGATGCTATAGAAAGCTTAGCAGAAAAATATAATCTTCCTGTAAGACAAGTAAAGGATGTTTTGTTGAGTATAAAATATTTCAATCCTTGGGCTGCATTTAGTATTGTAGCAAGAGAATTAGCAATATTACTGGATAGAAAATATAAAGATGATATTAGTAATAGTGAAAAGATTTATGTTATATCTTCAGGTAATGGAACTATTCAAGAAATAAATAAAGCTCATATTAAGAATTATAAAAACTTTGCTGCATTTAGAACTATAGAAGATGCTAAAATAGTATGTTCTATTCTTAAAGATGACCTTAGAGAAATGTTTAAGGATGGCAGAAAATAAAAAAATTAAAAATGCTACAGAATGTACTTTAGATGGTATATCTTTTAGAAGTAAACAAGAAAGAGCTATTTATAAATATCTTTTATCTATAGGTATAACTCCTAAGTATGAAGCTGAAAGATTTACTATTTGGGACAGGGAAAATTTCTCTGTCCCATTCTATGATAGATATGGTAAAAGCTTTAAAAGAATTACTAGAAAACCTACTGCTGTTCATTATACTCCTGATTTTATATTCACTTTGGAAAATACTAAAGTTATTCTTGAAGTAAAAGGTTTTAAGAATGATGCTGTTCCTTATAAAATAAGAATGTTTAGAGATTTATTAGAAGATATACATACTAAAACAGGAGAAAATTTATGTTATGCAGTAGTATATACTATAAAAGATTTAAAATTTCTATTAAATGAGTTGCAGAATTCAAAATAAAATATTACTTTTGTCCCGTTTTAAATTAAAATAGGATGAAAAAGAAAACACTGCAAAAAATAGAAAAATTACTTTTAGATCTTCCAGAAAAAGATAGGAAGTTATCTGCGAAGTATTTAGAAGAAAGAAAATTTAAAGACATTCTTGAAATTGTTGAATCAGATATTTATAAAGCTAACAAAGCGAAACAATCAAAAGATGTGAATATTGATAACTATATAGCTACTTTAATAGAGTTAAGAGAGGAAATATCTCCTTATGTAGTAGATGATATAACATCTGATGATTTTGATTATATTATATGAAAAGTTTAAAAGATATTTCATGGTTAGTTACAGAAGAAGAATACAGGGCTGACCCAGCTCTAAGCTATTCTACATTAGCTAGGTTTGAAAGAGAAGGTTTTGAAGGATTACCTAAACTATTTGATAAAATAGAATCTCCTTCATTAACTTTTGGTAGTATGGTAGATACTTTAATTACAGGTACTCAGGAAGAGTTTGATGAAAGATTTATGGTAGCTCAGTTAGATAATAATCTTTCAGATGCTCTTATTAACATCACTAAAACACTGTTTAATAAATGGAAAGATACTTATCATTCTTTACCTGATATTCCTGAGGATTATGTAATAGATACTATTGCTGATATACAATGGAATAATCACTGGCTACCTAAAACTAGAGTAAAGAAAATAAAAGAAGATTGCTCAGGATACTATGCTTTACTTTATTTAGCTAATGATAGGACTATAGTAAGCACTTTATCTTATCAAGATGCTCTTAATTGTGTTGATAGATTAAAATCTGCTCCTTCTACTAGATTTTACTTTGAGGAAGATTTATTTGATAAGAATATAGAAAGACTATATCAACTTAAATTTAAAGCTACTTTTGATAATGTTGATTATAGATGTATGGCAGATTTACTTATAACTTTTCATAAAGAAAAGATAGTAGTTCCTGTAGATTTAAAGACTAGTTCTAAGCCTGAGTATAATTTTTATAAAAGTTTTATAGATTGGAAATATGACATTCAAAGTAGGCTATATTGGAAGATTATAAGAGACAATATGGATAAAGATGACTATTTTAAAGACTTTAAATTAGCTGATTATAAATTTATAGTTATAAACAGAAAAACTCTTAATCCTCTTGTATGGAATTTTAATAAAACTCAGAGTGAAGGAGAACTGGTAACACCTAATGGAGTAACATTAAGACATCCATTTGAGATAGGTAAACAATTGAGAAGATATTTAGATGAAAAACCGGTAGTTCCTGATGGTATAGATTTGATAAAACCCAATGAATTAAGTGATAAAATATGAGAGTATTAAAAAGAGATAAATCAATAGAAACATTTGATACTAACAAGATTGTAAAAGCAGTTAAAGCCGCATATAAAGCATGTAATAAAGAAATAGAAGAAGGCACACTACACACATTAAATAATATAGCTTTGCTTTTATCTAATAATTTAGATAGCTCTGCCCAAAAAGAATTAATAGTCACCGTAGAAGATATTCAAGATGCTGTTATTGATATTTTAATGGAGTATGCTCCTCATAATGTAGCCAAAGCTTATATTATTTATAGAGAAAAGCATAATGAAACCAGATTTATCAAAGAAAGAATAGATTATATGGAAAGATACTCTAATTCTTCTGATAATGCTGCTTCTTCATCTGAGACTGATGCTAACTCTAATGTATCTATGAAGAATGTAGCCAATCTTGAAGGAGAAGTATATAAAACTACCAATAGAATCATTCAAAGGCAAAGAATGAAAGATAAGCTTAATAAGTTATTTCCTGAGGTAGCTAAACAGTATATAGAAGATTTAGAGAATCATATTATTTATACTCATGATGAAGCTTCTACTCCAGTATTAAAACCATATTGTATGGCGGCAACTCTATATCCTTTGATGCTTGAGGGTGTGGGCAATATTGATGGTGTAACACCCTCAGCTCCTAATGATATACAATCTTTTAGTGGGCAAGTAACTAATTTAGTATTTCTTTTGTCTTCACAAGTAAAGGGAGCTGTTGCTTTAGGCGATTATTTTATAGTGTTAAATTATTATGTTATCAAAGAATTTGGTAATAGATGGTTTGATAAATTAGATGTAGTAATTACTAATAGTCATACAGAACTACATACTATAAAATATTTTATTAAAAAAGGAATGAAACAATTTATCTATGGTGTTAATCAACCAGCAGGTAATAGAAGTTATAATTCACCTTTTACTAATGTTTCTTATTATGATAAAGAGTATTTTAAAGCTTTATTTGGAGAATTTTATTATCCTGATGGTACTAAACCTGAATGGAAAGCAATAGACACTCTTCAAAGAATGTTTATGAAACTACACAGAGAATTAAGATTAATTAAACCTCTTACTTTTCCTGTGTCCACTGCTGCGCTAGTACATAATAATAAAGAATATCTTGATTTAGACTATAAAGAACTATGTGCGGAAGAATGGTCTAAAGGAGGAAGCTTCTTTTGTTATAACAGCGATAATCCTACATCGCTTGCATCATGTTGCAGAGTCCTGAATGAAATTAATGATAATACTTTTAGTTCTACTACAGGAATGACAGGTGTTATGACTGGTTCATGCAATGTAATTACCCTAAATATAAATAGAATAGTTCAAGATTGGTATACAGATAGCTCAAGCAATGATCTAAAAGAGTATCTTATAAATATCCTTGAAAGAGTTTACAAATATCATATTGCATATAAAACAATGCTTTATGATTTGGAAGATAAAGGAATGTTAGCTGCCTCTAATGCAGGATACATATATATAAAGAAACTTTATAGTACTATAGGAGTTATAGGTTACTGTGAAGCAGCTAAATTTTTAGGTCTTGAAGTTAGTAATAACACTGAGTATAAGAAATTCTTAGAGTTAATATTAGGCACTATAAAAGAAGAGAACAAAAAACATTCTATTCAAGATAAAAAAAGACCTTTCTTATTTAATTCTGAAGCTGTACCAGGTGAAAATCTTGCTATAAAGTTTTATAATTGGGATAAAAAAGATAGATATATTGTTCCAAAAAATCAAAATTTATATAACTGTTATTTCTATAATCCTTGGGATGAAAATACTTCTGTGTTAGATAAATTAAAACTTCATGGTAAAGAAATAAGTAAGTATAGCGATGGAGGCCAGGCTGCTCATATTAACTTAGATAGCCATTTAAGTAAAGAGCAATATTTAAAAATATTAGATATAGCTAAAGATTACGGAACTAATTATTTCACATTTAATATTCCTATGAGTGAATGTGCGGAATGTGGTCATGTGGTCAACGCTCCTATTAAAGAATGTCCTAAATGTAAATCTAATAAAATAAAATACTGGACTAGAATAATAGGATATTTAACTTGTGTAAATAGTTGGTCTAATGAAAGACAAGTAGAACAAAAGAAAAGAATATACTCTAATGCTTAAATATGTAGATGCTAAAGTAACATTTAGTGAAGTACCTAATGAAATTACACTTTGTGTCTCTATCTCAGGATGTAAAATAGGGTGCAAAGGATGCCATTCAGAGTATCTTTCTGAAGATATTGGTAGACCTTTAACTTGGGAAAGTTTATGCTCTTTAATTTATATTAATACAGGAGTTACTTGTGTTTGCTTTATGGGAGGAGACAGTAGCCCTGAGTTAATTAATAAATTAGCATGGCACACTAAAAGAGCTAAAATTAAAACAGCTTGGTATAGTGGTAGGCAAGAGCTATCAAAGAAGATTGATTTAGATAATTTTGATTTTATTAAACTAGGCCCTTACATTGAAAGTTTAGGACCTCTTACTTCAAAAACTACTAATCAGAAATTTTATAAAATATACCATACTAAAGCTTGTAATAGAAAGTGTGATATAACATATAAGTTTTGGAAAAATGATTAAAATACTCACTAAAGAGTATATGGAAGGAGACCTTGCTGCTAAAACAGTAGAGGTCTTTTTCTTCAATATACCACTATTTAAAAGTAAAAGCACTACTGTAAATAATCAAGTAATACAAGCTTTTACTAAACCTAAAAATACTATTAAAATTAAAGGATATGAAATTAAAAATAAAAGTAAAAAGAATAAGTAAAGATATAGAACTTCCTAAAATTACCAGTAATGGTGATTGGATTGATTTAAGAAGTTCCTGTAAAATAAGTTTAGGACATCCTAAAGCAGAAACTCTTAAAAGAAAACAAGAAAATAATGTAGAATATAGAAGTAGAAAAGTAGGGTTTCATTCTGCATTGGTTTCTTTAGGAGTAGCTATTAAACTTCCTGAGGGTTTTGAAGCTATTATGGCTTCAAGAAGTAGTACTGCTCAAAAGTTTGGTGTAATAATGTCTAATGGTATAGGCATTATAGATGAAACTTATTGTGGTGATAATGATGAATGGAAATATCCATGTATTGCTTGGCAGGATGGTACTATTAATGTTGGTGATAGAATTTGTCAGTTTAGGATCCAGTTGTCCCAAAAAGCTACTGTATGGCAAAAACTAAAGTGGTTATTTTCTAGTGGGGTTGAAATTGTGGAGGTTGAATCACTTGATGGAACTGATAGAAATGGTTTTGGTTCTACAGGAATTAATTAAGGAGGTAATACATGATATTAGAAGCAATATTTGCATTAGCTGGAGTATCAGCAGTAGCCAGTGTTATAAATTTATTTGACAAGAAAAAAACTATAAATAATACTATATCACTTGAAAAACAAATGCCTGGAAATTTACCTATTATAGCCCTGTCTAATAATAATAAAATGTTTAATTTCATTTTAGATTCGGGAAGTAATATTTCTCATATATGTGCTGAATATTATGAAGATTTACAATCCGTTCCTATAGGTACTTATAAAAATGGCGAAGTAGCAGGTTTAGGAGGTAAAAATATAGGAATTACTATGTGCAAAGCTATATTTGAAGATACATTAGAACATAAATATAATATAAAATTATCTATATCTAATGGACTTTCCTCAGTAGCTAAAAATATAGAAGATAATACAGGAGTTAAAATTCATGGTTTACTTGGTACAGATTTCTTAAGAGAGTATAAGTATACTTTAGATTTTAGAACTTTAGAAGTATATCCTCAAAAATGATTTATTTAGTAACTAAAAATCAAGAGCTGTTTAATAATAATGTTTATGAGATTATAGGGGTAGATGAAAGTCTATCCCTATTATCTTCTTGGAATATAATACAATTTGATACTGAAACTGATGGTAAAGATGCTCATATAAATAGTTTATTATGTGCTCAATTTGGTAATAAAAAAGCAGATACTCAAATAGTAGTAGATTGTAAAACTATTGATATTAAATTATATAAAGAAATATTAGAGTCTAGATTTATTGTAGGTCAAAATTTAAAGTTTGATTTACAATTTCTATATAATTATAGTATAATTCCTAAAAAGGTTTATGATACTATGATAGTAGAACAGCTTCTTCATTTAGGATTTCCTTTAGGAATAATATCTTATTCTTTAAAAGAAATAGCTCATAGAAGATTAAATATAAATTTAGATAAAACTGTTAGAGGCGAAATTATATGGAGAGGCTTAGATGATGAAGTAATTAAATATGCAGCCAACGATGTTGTATATCTTGAAGATATAATGCAATCTCAAATTATAGATTTAAACTCTCAAGAGTTATTAAAAGCAGCTAAAATAGAATGTAATTTTGTTCCTTGTATATCTTATTTAGAGTGGTGTGGTATTCATTTAGATAAAAGTAAATGGAAATCAAAAATGCAAATAGATTTAAAGAACCTTCAAGAAAGTGAAGAAGCACTTAATAAATTTGTTATTAATAATCCTCTATTAAAAAATAAATATTCTTATGTAAATAGTCAAGGCGATCTTTTTGATGGGTTTAACACTAATCCTATATGCACAGTAAAATGGTCTAGTAGTCAACAAGTAATTCAAGTAGCTAAAGATTTAGGGTTTAATACTCAAATTAAAGATAAAAAAACTGGAGAAGATAAAGATAGTGTAATGGAAAAGCATCTTAAATCCCAAAAGGGTATTAATGATGAATTCCTAAAATTATACTTTAATTACTCAGGGTATTTTAAAGTTACTACTTCTTTTGGTCAAGGACACTTAAATTCTATTAATCCTAAAACTAATAGAATACACACAGTCTATAGACAATTAGGTTGTTCTTCAGGAAGAATGAGTTGTGGTTCTACTAATAGTAATAATGATTTAGCTAAATATAAAAAAATTTCTCCTAAAGAATGTAGCTATCCTAATATACAGCAATTACCGTCAGATGAAATAACAAGAAGTTGTTTTACTGCTCCTGAGGGTTATTTATGGTGTGGCTGTGATTTCTCGGCACTCGAAAGTAGATTGGGAGCTGATATATATAATGAGCAATCAATGTTAGATGAATTTTTACACGGTAGTGGTGATATGCACTCTCTTTGTGCTTATATGGTATATAAAGATATTATACCAAGAGATACTCCAATTAAAGATATTAAAAAGCTATACCCTAAGCAAAGAAAAGATGTTAAAAATATTGAGTTAAACTGTGAGGACTCCTTATAGGGAAACCTATATGTAAAATTGCAAATTACGGTGAATAGCTAAACGCCGTGGTGGTAATGTTTTACCTCCCTAGAGACTACTAATGCAAACCTAAATAATAGCAGTTGTACGCTATTACATGGTTAAGGAATAGTCCATAATTATTAATTTATGAATTTATGAAAGAAAATTATTGTGTTATTTGTGGTCGTATTATAAGTAGTAAATGTTCTACTAAATACTGTAAAAAGCACCACTTTCAATTACAAAAGTATGGTAAGGTATTAGATAATAATCCTAGAACTAAATTTGATCCTAATGAATTTAGATTTATAGGTAATGACATAGTTGAGTTTGATACTTATGATGTGTCGGGTAATGTAGTAGCTACTTATAAAATAGATGCTGAAGATTACCCATTAGTATCTAAGTACAAATGGAGAACTATTAAAGGGTATGCTTCTTATGGAGCTAAAATACATTACTTACATAGATTAATTACTAATGCTAAAGATGGGCAACAAGTAGATCATATTAACCTTGATATTACAGATAATAGAAAATGCAATCTTAGATTTGCAGATAATTCTTTAAATCAAAGTAATAAAAGAGGATATAATAAATTTAATATAAAAGGTATTGAGTACCATAAATCAATTAATAAATGGTCTGCTTATTTTAGAATAGATAATAAACAATATCATTCCCCTTGTTATTCTACAAAAGAAGAAGCAACATTTGCAAGATTTATACTAGAGCAAATGTTTAGAAAGGAGAGTCTTACTCAATTTTCCGAAAATTTAATAAATATTTTAGATATTGCCCAGAAAGAAAATATCATACAGGGATTAAAAAATAAATTCAATAAATAATTGCTCACAACAATTTGGTGGTTCAGAATATGCTATTCAAGGCTCAATGGGATGTAGTATAGAAGAAGCTATTGCATTTAAAGAAGCATATAGTAAAGGTTTTCCTGGGATTGCTAAATTTAAAGCAGATGGTAGTAAGTTTGTTAGAGAGCATGGCTATATATTGATGTGTAAATATAGTGGGCATAAGATGCATTGGCATGATCATGATAAATGGGTAGAAAGACAAAAATCATTTACTAAAGAATTTTGGGATGATTATAGAGAACATCACAAAGGGACAGGAGATTCTATAGCTCAAGAAGTATCTATGCACTTTAAAGCTGCTTCTAAATGGGATAGATTGGCTCTTAATTCTGTAACTCAAGGTAGTGGAATTGTAATTTTAAAAATAGCTATGACTAATTATTTTAATTGGATAGTAGATAATAATTATTTTGGTAAAATAGAATTAGCTGCTCTAGTTCATGATGAAGCGGATATTATATATCCTAAAGAAATAGAAGAAGCTCCTAAAAAGCTTAAACAATGTATGGAAGAAGCTGCTGCTTTAATATGTACTAAATTACCTATACCGGCAGAGGCTGATATAGGGGATCATTGGATACACTAAGTTAAACATTATTAAATAGAAGTATTATATGAAATATAATTGTAACTTTGCAGTAAAAATAATAGTATATGAGAAATAGAGACGTGTGTAAAAAGTTCTTTGAAGGTAGTGGAGATTACTATGGTAGTAATTTATATTGTGATGCTAAAAGAATTTTCTCTTATAAAACTTGTATAGGTGAAATTGTGGATGAAGATGATGATTATATCACTATTATATTAAATACAACTAAATATTCTGCTACAACTTCAAAGCATCAATCTTATCTTAAATATGCTTTACAAGAATATCAAAATAATTGTAATAAACATATTATTATTCATACAATAGATAATGTAGAGATGGGAGCAAGATATTTATGGGTAATATATAAAAACAATTAAATAATAATAATTATGAAGTACAAACATCGTATTGAAAGATTAAAAGCCAGACAAAAAGCATGGGAATCTATGTCTCCTGCTGATCAAAAAGCAACTACTAAACCAGGATCTTTAAAAAAGTAAATTATGGAAACTTTATATTGGATTACTGTATTAGGAAAATTCAGTGTGCTTATTTGGATAATATTTGGTACATCTTTAGTAATGTCTGTTATTATAGGAGCAAGTTGGTTACAAGATGGTTTAGAAGGAGATGGATTATTTAATAAATTACATAAAAAGAGCATGATTATATCTGTATCTATAATGCTTAGTAGTTTATTAATAGCAGTATTTGTTCCTTCAAGAGATGAGCTATACATGATTTATGGTGTAGGCTCAGTAGTAGATTATGTAAAATCCAATAATAAAGCTAAAGAATTACCTGATAAAGCAGTAGATGCTATTTATAAATATTTAGATTCTATAAATAAAGAAAACAATGAATAAAGCATTTAAATATCCTGATATTAAAACAAGGATTGAAAAACTTGATTACACAAAAGCAAATTCTTCACAACAGTTAGAAGAAAATAATTATAATTTAGCATCTGTTACTACAGAAACTAATGCTTACACTTCTAGTAAAATAGATGCTTATGATCAATATTTAAATAGTATAAAAAATGATACTACACATACAGTAAAGCTTGAGGAAATTGAATCTGCTAATGTAAATCATCCTAAGTATTACACTACACATCCTTCTGGAATTGAATGTATTGAAATTGCTAGACATTATTGTTTCTCTATAGGGAATGCTATTAAGTATTTATGGAGAGCAGGTTTAAAGAAAGATGCAAGTCTTGATGATAAGCAAAAAGAAATTGAAGACCTTGAAAAGGCTATTTGGTATATTAATGATAGAATTAAACAATTAAAATATGGGAATAAGGATTAGCTTAAAGAAAGTTACTAATGCTCCTAATAGTTTAAAATTACTCAATAAGATAAATTCTTTTCTATTTGAAGAAGAGATGGGAGAGTTGAAACAATACTCTCCTACTCAAATTGAGAAAATTAAAGAAGTTAGAGATATTATTTATAATGTAGTTTTAGGTCATGGGAACTAATATATATTTAGTAAAGAAAATTAAAGAAATAGATATTAAAAGAATTTCTAAAGCCTTTAGTAATACAATTGCTAAATGCAATAATACTTGGGATTTAGAAGATGTTCGTGATTTAATTCAAGATGAAATAGATACTTTAGGTAAAGAAATTCATATCTGTAAAAGGTCTGCTGGATGGCAAATATTATTTCAGCAGAATCCTCAATATGAGTGTACTTTAAAGTCATTATTAAATTTTATTAAAGCTTCTTTAGAATCAGGTGAATGGGAACTTCTTGATGAATATGGAGATCCTTATACTATAGAAGAGCTTAAAGAAGATATAAAAGGCTTTAGTAAAGGATATACCCTAGAGTCTTATAATAAAGAAAAAGGAGGTTATAATCCTTATGAGCATGAGTTTATTAATGATGGTTTAAGATGGTCTAAAAGAGAATTTTGTTAATATGAAAGATTCAGCATATTACCCAGCAGGAGCTTATAATGACCCAGATGCTCCTTATAATGAAAAAGAAAATCCTGAAGAAGAAATTGAAGTTACTATCTCAATGACTATAAGTAAAACTGTTAAAGTTCTAGTTACAGATTATACAACTTCAATAGAAGATGATGGTGAGTATAAGTATAAAGTAAAGGATTTTGATGATTGTGATTTATATAAAGCTGTAGAAGATCAAGTAACTTTACCTACTAATCTTGCAGGATTTGTTGATGAAATGTTTAAAGTAGATTTAGACTTAAAAGCAGCTAAAATGCCTATATGTCTTCAAAGTGCAGTAGAAGATTGTAAAGGATGGAATGTTGATGATTTTGAAGTTATAAAAGAGTAATTATGGAAAATACGATTATTTTATTATTAGTAATTTTAGTACTAATTACTTTTAGTATATTAGTACTATTGGGAGCTATTCTTGAATGGCTTACCAGATTTGCAATGAGTAGAATTAAACAAACTATAAAAGAAATTATACATGAAGAAAATTCTTAAATTTTATAGTGAAACTTGTGGCCCTTGTAAAGTAATGAATAATACTTTAAAAGACCTTAAAGATGTAGAAATTGAAGATATAGAAATCAATGAAGAAGGAAGTCTCAAACTAATAGAAGAGTATAATATAAGTACTGTTCCTACTATAGTAGTTTGTGAAGATAATGAGATTGTACAGAAATTCATAGGTATTACTCCTATTGAGGTTATTAAAGCAGCACTAAAAGATGAAAATAATTAATCCTTCATTTGAGATACTGGAACAAAAAGAAGGTTTAAAAGGAATATATGAAGCTATAGAAACAGCAGGCAGGACTTGTTATAAAAGTGAAAGACCTGCTGGATCTACAGCTAAATCTTTTGTAGACAGATTAATAGCTAATAAACATTTAGCTATGACAGAGTTTGGTACTATATATCTCAAAATACCTAAGAAAGTTATAAATAATCCTTTTGAAACAGAAGATTTTGTAGAACTAGTATCAAATGTACATACTGCTACTTTTGAAGATAAAGAATATACCTATATCACTACTAATTATAGAGTAATTTTAGAAACAGATGTCTCTCCTTCTTTTATCGAGCAATATTTATGTAATCCTACTGAGAAACATGAACAAAGAATAACTGTAAAATTTATAACTTCAATAGGTATAGCAAGAGAGTTCTGTAGACACAGAGTATTTAGTTTTGCCCAAGAATCCACAAGATATTGCAATTACTCTAAAAATAGGTTTGATAATAAACTC